CGCAGTAGCATCTGCATAATTAACTAAACAAAGGGGCAAACTCATGGCAAAACTAAAGATAGTTCGTACAGATGGAAGCGTACTAGAAGGCGAGATAACTCCAGCAGTGGAGTACTCATTCGAGCAGTACGCTAAAAAGGGCTTCCACAAGGCTTTCCGCGATGAAGAAAAGCAGAGCGATGTCTATTGGTTAGCATGGGAAGTAACACGCAGATCAGGTGAGTCTGTTAAGCCTTTCGGGATGGATTTCATTGAGACACTGAAAAGTGTTGAGGTGCTTGACTCTGACCCTTTAGCTTAAAGCGAGATCTCCCATTCACCTATCTAATCGCTCGGTTGAGCATTAGGTTAGGGATCTCGCCACAGCAGTTATTAGATCTAGATAAGACCATGCTTGATGCACTTGTGCAAGGGCTAAAGGATGAAGCGAAAGAGGTGAGTGATGCCAGCAAGCGTAAAGGGCGCGGTTGAGCTTCGCAAAGCCCTAAGAGAGTTTACTCCAGATCTTGCTAAAGAAACACAGAAAGAGATCGCCACAATCTTAAAGCCTATTACTAATAAGGCTCGCGGGTTCATACCTGCAACCGCACCACTCAGCGGTTGGGCTAAAGGCGGTGGCGGTGCGTGGGGTACTGATCGCGCTTGGAGTTCAAGCGAGGCGAAGCGTGGCATTGGTTACAAGACAACACCTTCTAAGCCTAATCGTTCTGGATGGCGTTCCCTTGCTCGGATTGTTAATGCTTCTCCTGCTGGATCTATTTATGAGACCGCTGGTCGCTTAAATCCTTATGGCAGACCACAAGCTCCAAGAGTAGAAGTAGTTGCACCACGCCATGAGAATTATGGCAAGTTCATCCGCTCTGGGTCTAAGGGTCAATCTCTTAGCAATAACCCTAATGCTGGACGCCAGTTTATTGAGTCGATGGATCGTACAGGCAAGATCGTCGATGCCTATCAACGCGGTGCAGGTCAAGCAGGTCGAGCCTCTCGTAAGATGAAGGGTCGCGCAATCTTCCGCGCATGGAAAGAAGATCAAGGTAAAGCAACAGCAGCAGTGATCAAAGCAATTGAGTCCTCTAAAGATAAACTAGAGTCAAGAATGAAGGTGAAGTAATGGCAGCAGATGTAAAGATTGACATAGCCGCCGAGTTCACAGGTAAAAAGGCTTTCAAGCAAGCAGAGACAGCAACAGATAAACTGACTAAGAATGTTAAGAAGTTAGCAGGTGCGGTAGGTCTTGCCTATGGTACTTCTGCAATCATCGCTTATGGTAAGGCTTCTGTTAAGGCTTTTGCAGCTGATGAAGCAGCAGCACTTAGACTTAATAGAGCAGTCACTAATCTAGGCATTGGGTTCGCTAACCCTGCAATTGCAGACTACATCTCAAAGTTAGAAAAGTCAGCGGCTATTGCAGATGATGTGTTGCGTCCTGCCTTCCAGTCATTATTGACCACCACAGGCTCATTGACTAAGTCTCAGGAATTGCTAAACAATGCCATCACAATTAGCCGCGCTTCTGGCGTAGATCTTGCCACAGTTACAGAAGATCTTGCTAAGGGTTATGTAGGTATTACAAAGGGACTTGCTAAATACAACACAGGTCTTACAAGAGCAGAATTGACATCAAAATCATTCTCAGACATCTTGGGAGTGTTACTTACTAAGTCAGCAGGAGCAGCAGAGGATTACCTAAGCAGCACTGCTTACAGCATGAATGTTTTGAGCATCGCCACAGGTAACGCTTCAGAGATTATTGGAGAAGGTTTAGTCGATGCCTTTGCTCGCGTCGGCGGTGGCACAGAAGCCAGTGATGCTGCTATTGCTATTGAGGGTATCGCTAAAGCAATTTCTGGAATTACAGTAGCCACAGGCACAGCTCTAGGCGGTTTGACCAATGTTGTTAGAACATTAAAGAACCTACCTAAAAACATCTTTCAAGGTTTTGCAGGTGTACAGGGTGGAGTCAATCTAGGATCAGTTGCTCCAACACCTAAACTGACTCTTAGTCAGAAGAAGCAACAGGAAGCATTAAAGGCTTTAGAAGCGGCAGCAGTTAAGCGTAATAAAGAATTGCTATCGCTAAAGACTAAGCAATTATCTATCGAGAAGCAGTCACTTGCTCAAAAGAAATTGGCTAATGCAATTGACAAGGCTAACCTTGCTCTAAGTAAGGGTGAGGAAGTCTTTGACTTGGACAAGATCCAAGTTGCAGCTGCTCTAACTAATCAAGCACAACAATTGGGCAAGGCAACAAATGCTGCACAGGTCTTACAGATTGCCAATGACACTGCCCGCCTGAATGTTAAGAAGTCAATCCTTGCTCTTGAAGATGCTATTGCCTCTAAGGATGAGGCATCGATCATTAAGGCTACAGAGAAGCTCAACGCAGATCTTAAAATCTTAGGCGCACTAACTGGACAGAACATCAAACTCCAAGACATCAAGTCAATCCTTGACAGTCTGAAGCCAAAGGATCTAATCAATCTGGCTAACCTTGATGCTGCTATTGCCAAGATGATGGAATTGCTAAAACTGCAAGGTACTAAAACACTTGTACCAACAACAGGCACAACTACAGCACAACCAACGGCAACGGCGGCAGTGCAGGGTGCAACTACTATTGCAGGCACTAACCTCAGTGTTGCTGCTCTCGGTGGGGTAGTAACTCAGATCTTGCCTAACCTTAAAGAGTACACGCCAGATACAGGCATGATCTCAGGCATAAGCCCTAATGGGCGTGAGTTTAACTTTACTGTTAATGTGAATACAGGCATTGGCGATCCTAACGCTATTGCAGAAGCCATCGATGATGTAATCACACAGGCTGTAAGTCGTGGGACTCTACGAGGGGGCTTGTACGCGGTATGACATGGCTTCCAGAGTGGCGAGTGACAGTAGGTGATGATGTCTATACGACTGTCACCTCTGTTTCCTATGCCTCTGGTCGCTTGGACATCGATAGACAATGCACAGCAGGTTACTGCCGAGTAGAGATCATCAACACTACTGGGGCAGAGTTCACCATCAATGTTACAGAGCCAATTACTTTAGAGCTTAAAAACTCTAGCGGCACTTATGTCACAGTATTTGGCGGAGAAGTATCAGACTTTAACATTGGTGTTAGAAGCCCTGAGGAGTCTGGCTACATCACCACTGGCACGATCTTAGGCATCGGCTCACTTGCTCGATTGACTAAAGCTATCTATAACACAGCCCTTGCAGAAGGCTTAGACGGCGCACAGATCTCAGAGATCTTAGGTGCAGCCCTTAACCTGACATGGGCAGAGGTGACTCCAACTGTTACATGGGATACCTATCCAGCAACTACAACATGGGCTAATGCTGAGTCTTACATCGGTGAAGTGGACTCAGGCTTCTACACAATGATTGCCCTAGCTGCTAATGCCTCTGCTAAATCCCAGACCCTTGCAGACCAGATTGCAAACAGCGCACTCGGTCAGATGTACGAGGAGAATGATGGAGATGTTTCCTATGCAGACGCAGACCACAGATCTAACTACCTTGCAGCAAATGGATTTACTAACCTTGATGGCTCGTATGCAACACCCAGCTCTATCACAAGCACAACTCAGACTGCTCGCATCCGTAACAGCCTTATCTATCGCTACGCCACAGGATACGGATCGAACTACAGTACCTCTGATACCGACTCTATAGCCTCTTACGGACTCTTTGAGCGTTCCTTTGACTCTAACATTAAAAACCTTGCAGACATCACTGACATCGCCTCTAGAGAGTTAAACCTTCGTAAAAACCCACGCGGGTCATTGGGTGCGATTACTTTCCGCCTAGATAATCCAGATGTTCCCTCTGCCATGCTTGACAGCCTTATCGGCGTATTCTTTGGTCAGCCTGTGTTAATCACTAACTTGCCTAGCAACCTTCTCGGTGGTCAGTTCGATGGCTTTGTTGAGAATGTCGCACTGAGGGCAACTCCGAGCTTTACTGAGATCACCCTCTATGTATCTGCTACAGACTTCTCACTCTCAACTACACAGTGGGAGACAGTATTGCCAGCCTCACTCATCTGGACTGGCGTTAATGCTACACTTACTTGGACAAATGCGACAGGAGCTTTAACCTAATGGCAACTACTACCCCTAACTTCGGTTGGACTGTTCCCACATCCTCAGATCTAGTCAAGAATGGTGCAACCGCCATCGAGACGCTAGGCGATGCAATCGATGCTTCATTAGTCGATCTCAAGGGTGGCACTACTGGTCAGGTGCTAACTAAGGCATCTGGCACAGACATGGATTTCTCATGGGTAGCAGATGCAACAGGAATACCAGCAACCATCTTTGATGCGAAGGGTGACCTTATTGCTGCAACGGCAGCTGACACAGCTTCGCGCTTAGCAGTAGGTACTAATGGTCAAGTCTTAACAGCTGACTCAAGTACGGCTACAGGATTGAAGTGGGCTGCGTCAGGCGGCACAACGATTGACACATTTGGTGTAAATAAAACATCCTCTCAAAGCATCACTACCTCAGTAGCGACAAAAATAACTTTTGATAATGAGCAATGGGATACTGGCAACAATTTTGCATCAAGTACATTCACTGCAACAGAAACAGGGTATTGGCAATTTAGTGCCAGCATTAGAATGTATCAAACTGGGACGAATACCCAATACATTGAAGTGCGTAAAAATGGGTCATGGCTTTACACATTAGGCGCGGCAGGAAACTCAACAGATAATTACAACGGCGGGGCGTTTATTGTTTCATTAGCAACAAATGACACAGTGGAACTCTATGCCTACATGGAAGGCACAAGTGCGGTTGTAAATGGTTCTACAACTATTCAGGCAATCTTTCAAGGTCACAAAATCAAATAAGGAGAAAAAATGAACCTTTATGAATTAATTATTGCTGCCTATCCTGAATTAGTCGGAAGCACATCTTTTGCAGATGGCACAATTGCTTTGCAAAATGACTCCGATGGCTTAGGTGATTACATCAAGGACTGGAATTACTCCAAGCCTATTCCAGATGGTCTTAAACTAGGCAAGTGAAGCCTAAACTTTCTAAAGCTGCATCACAGTTAAGAGAGCAGTTCGATGACTCGTTCCCAGATCGTGACCGCACATCGGATGGTTGGATCGGTGATACCCGACACGCTGCTCGCAAGTCAGATCATAATCCAGATGCACAGGGTTGGGTACGCGCCATTGATGTGGACAAAGACTTACACAAAAGCGGAAAGCCAGATGTCATGGGAGATCTTGCTGATCAGCTTCGTACCTTATCCAAGTCAAAAGCAGACAAGCGTATTGCTTACATCATTTACGATGGACGAATCTGCTCCAGCATCCTTAACTGGAAGTGGCGCAAATACACAGGGGCTAACAAACACACTAAGCACATGCATGTCAGCTTTAAGAAAAAGGCTGACAATGATGGTGCTTTTTTTCAAGTACCTATGTTAGGAGCATCTAATGGATAATCTATCAATCATCATTGCCGGAGCTTGTGGAGTCATTGCTATTCCAGTTCTACGCCAAGCGATTAAGTCTTACCGCGCTAAGAAGTCTGTTGCAGACATCGTGGTTGATTCAATTGAAGCTGCCATTGATCAGGTTGAGAAGAAGTGACACAGTCGGACTTCTTCACCTTCTACATTGCTAGTCTAGGTGTGTTCGGTGGTCTTGCAGGTTATGTCATCACGCACCTGCTCAATGAGATCAAAAGACTCAACACGCGAGTGGATGAGATCTATAACATCTTGCTTGACAGGTAGCATTGTGCTATGGCAAGAAAACCCACTAAGGCATTAGAGGATCAAGGCTATTCCAAGCTCGATGCTTACTGCATTGGCTTGCATGAGTATTGGAAGTCATTACGCAAGGCTGGATTTACTGAAGGCATAGCGCTATTTATGATCACAGATGTTCCCTCTTACCCTCGCTGGATCTTGCCAGACCCAATCGAACCAGAGAAGCTGGGCGATTACGAGGACGATGAGGATGACGATTAAGCGAATTGTCGTAGTTTCGGACTTACAAGTTCCATACCATGACAGGGTTGCAACTCGTAACCTTGCTTCATTTATCAAGAAGTTTAAGCCAGATCAGGTTGTCACCATTGGTGATGAGATTGACCTTCCACAGATAAGCAAGTGGGAAGAAGGGCGCATGGGCAGTTATGCCCAGACCCTAGATGATGACCGCAATGAGGCTGTTCAGCTGCTCTGGGATCTAGGCGTTACAGATTGCATCCGTAGCAATCACACAGATCGCCTGTATAACATCATCATGGCTAAAGTTCCTGCCTTTGGTGCATTGCCAGAGCTACGCTTCGAGAAGTTCATGAAGTTCGATGAACTAGGTATCACCTTCCATAAGAACCCAATGCCTATTGCACCTAACTGGATTGCAGTGCATGGAGATCACACACCAATCAAGCCACAAGGGGGCTTATCAGCCCTAGAGGCGGCTCGTAGGCATGGAAAGAATGTCATCTCAGGACATACTCACAGAGCAGGGCGTTCAGCCTTCTCAGAGGCTTCTGGGGGTCGCATAGGGCGTGTCCTGCATGGTGTAGAGGTAGGCAATCTCATGGACTTTAAGCAAGCTGCTTACACTAAAGGCGTAGCCAATTGGCAGCAAGCCTTTGCCATTATCTATGTGAACAAGAACAAGGTTCAGGTGGATCTTATTAACATTGAGAAGGATGGAACATTCATTGTGTCTGGAAAGTCCTACGGACGAGCCAGATAATCGTTATCATTTCGTTATCAGAATGTGCTTGATTCGTCTGACAGTTATGTCACACTAAGTCTGTGAGGGAAACTCCCGAACAGTTAGGGCTAAGAATGGCGAACACAGACAAGCTGCTTCTGATCTGCATCTTTGGAATGATTATAGGATTCATTATAGTTATCATCGATGTGCAAAAGACAGCTTACAAAAAGGGCGTACGCGATGGATACCATCGAGGTCGCAGTTACAAGGGGCAGGAATGAGAGCCAATGAGATCCTCTTATCCGCCACAGACACTATCCGCGAGCGTGGTTTATCGTATGGTCACCCTTCAGATAACCTGCAACACACCGCAATGCTGCTCAGTGCATACCTACAAACACCGATCCATGACTATCAAGTCGCAGGGATCATGGTACTTGTCAAGCTTGCAAGGACTAATCAATCAGCCCAGCACATCGACAACTGGGTCGATTTATGCAGCTATGGCGCACTCGCTGGACAACTAGCAACCGAGGAGAACGAGCTTTATGTTTAATTTAGCCGATTACGAGACAGTAGAGGTGAGACTTGAAAGGTTTATTAAGGATTATCCAGACTTTCGCATTGCAACAGAGCTTGAAGTTGTCGAGAAAGATCGATACATTGTTAAGGCGTATCTATTTAAGGATGCTCAAGATGGCGTTGCATGGGCAACAGGGTACGCTGAGGAAACAGTTACTAGCCGAGGCGTTAATCAGACTTCAGCATTGGAGAATTGTGAGACTTCGGCAATCGGCAGAGCGCTTGCAAATGCAGGTTATGCTGCTAAAGGAAAGAGACCAAGCCGAGAAGAGATGACCAAGGTAGTAGCCAAGAAGCCTGAGAAGCCAGCGGTGGCAGATGATCAGGATTACTGGACAACACCTGTAGGTCAATACAACAAGGTGGTGGATGCGCCTGTAACCCTTGAAAAGGCTATGGAGAATGTAGCTGCTGTAATGGGTACAGGTGAGGCACAGCCAGCCGAGACTTGCAAGCATGGATCTATGCTCTGGCGTGAAGGTACTAAGAACAATAAATCTTGGGGCGGTTACTTCTGCTCTGTAGTCAATAATCAAGGGGGCGAGCCTAAGTGTCCTACTGTCTGGTATTCATTGACATCATCAGGCAAGTTCGAGCCTCAGAAAGCGTGGGCTTAACATGGGCTTTGTAGAATACTTTGATGAGACAACAGGGGTGTGGACTAACATAGAAGATGTGCCACTCTTTGACACTATCAATTGTCAGCTGTGTAATGAGCCTACCGAGGCGCATGACATTGTGGCTGAGATCAAGTTCAAGGATGATCAGCCCATGGTGGGAGCTTGGCAATGCAGAAAGTGTAAGGCGGTTAACGGATGATGTATGAAGAGATTATTGCAAAAATGGATGATTTTAACATTGGGTTATCTAACGGCTTTGGTGATGTTAATACTCTCATAAACTTCAATAATGCTTTAAGAGCAATTGTTGAATTGCATAAGCCTCACGATAAATACGAAGGTGTTTGCGGGGGGTGCTGGGAAGAAGAAAGTGGGTTTTCAGATTATCCTTGCCCAACTATTCAGGCTATTGAGAAAGAGATTAATGGCTAGTCAAGCAAGGAAACACAGAGGTTTCCGCACAGAACGCGTAGTCGCACAGTACCTATCGACTGTGTGGAGTGGCGCATGTGTGGGAAGGGGTAGCGGTAAGGACATTGTTAATGTTCCGTTCGATGTTGAAGTCAAAGCCCGCGCTGGATTTCAACCATTGGCTTACATTAAACAATTGAAGGCTCGGACAGCCATTTCGGGGGAATTAGGCTTCGGAGTCATCAGGCTAAATGGACAAGGAGAAGATGCTGCTGAGTATTGCGCCATCATCCGACTAGCCGATCTCTTACCGCTACTTACACTAAAGTATGGTCATCTAACCAGCGAACCCACAGAAGCAGACATTGACCGCTGCACAGGCTGTGGGTCTTACATGATACAGAGGTGCTTAACTTGCCAGCCTATGACTACACCTGCAGATCCTGCAATCTTAGTTCGGAGATCACCCATGGATGGCACGATAGACCAGTAATACCTTGCACATACTGTAATGAGCCTATGGTTAAGGTTATTGCAGCTACACCAGCTGTATTTAAGGGCAAAGGCTTCTACTCTACAGATAAATAGTTATCCACAGAAGTTATCCACAGGGTAATAATAAGGAGACATTATGAAACGACACGCCGCTCTGACCAGCACTTATAGTTATGTCCTTGACAGGCTGTGTATGCTAAGTTCGCAGAGCCTCTCAAAGGCTCACCGCGAGCCCCTTAGGGGCGTAGCTCGCGGGGTGCTGCTAGCATTTGGGATAGCTCTATGCTTTCCTACAGAAGCAGGATCTACAAAGCCTAAAGAGTATGTAACTTATAAAGAGTATGCATTACATCTATTGAATTATGATTATGTTCAGCATAAATGCCTGACAATACTCTGGGGTAAAGAGAGTGCTTGGAATCCAGAAGCAGTAGGTAATCTATCTGGTACTCAAAGAGTCTATGGAATACCTCAAGGTAAGAGTGAATGGCTTAAAGACCAAGATGGTTATTCGCAGGTACGATGGGGTCTGTCATACATCGACAATAGACACTCCACACCATGCAAGGCTTACCAGCATTGGAAGGTACACAATTGGTATTAGAATTAGAAGCTACTGTTCAATGCAGTCGATGTGAAGCAGAGACACCTGAGTCTGAGCTGCATGAAGTCCATGCTTGGTGGTTATGTGGTAACTGTTATGATGAGATCTAATGGCATTGAATCAAAGAAGGGTTAATGACCCTAGAGATAGCAGAAGATGGAGAGCCTTTCGGCTCACGATCTTGGCTAGGGATAACTACATTTGTAGGTATTGCTCGAAAGATGCAACGACTGTGGATCATGTGCTGAGTATTAAGGATGCACCTGACCAAGCTTTCAATCCTGAGAACTGTGTGAGGGCCTGTAGTAGTCATAGGATTAGTCATGCCAGCTGAGTCAGATGACCAGACGAAATCCATGTCAGTGTTGGAGTTCTTCTTTAAGACTTGACCTGTCGTACCGCCCAGAAGATCGGTCATCGAAGTATCGATAGCATTGCCCAAAGTGCGAATGTCTAACGCGCCATTTTTTACAAGTCCTGTGTTATCTGGAGTGCTCCAGTTAAAGGAAGGTGTGCTCGCCATTTATGTTAGTGCTCCTGTCGCGTTGTTCCAGACAAGTGTACCATTTACGCCTGTCCAGATGAGATTACTTGGTTGGACTGTTTCCCATTGTGTCGTTGATAGGGATAGGTCTGTTGCTGTGATGTAGAGGGTAATGTCCACAAAAGTTGGAGTTGCTCGAAGTGCCACATTTTCGATGAAGCCTTGAAAAGTGCCACCCAATAAATTGCTAGGTAGGTTATTGACAGACACAGGCTCACCAAAGTAAACGCCAATTAGATCATCAAGCATGGCACTAGGAATAGACGGATTGTCTAGTCGGAAAGTAATGACCCCTAATTGCTCTCTAGGACTACGCCTTAAATTGAGCTCTCTGAGGGCGATGTCAGTGATGTCTGCAAGGTTCTTGATGTTAGAGTCGAACGAACGCTCAAAGAGTCCGTACGAGGCTATGGAGTCGGTATCTGAGGTGCTGTAGGTTGATCCGTATCCTGTGGCGTATCGATAGATAAGGCTGTTACGGATGCGAGCAGTCTGAGTTGTTGAAGTGATAGAACTTGGTGTTGCATACGCGCCATCGAGGAAAGTAAAGCCATTTGCTGCAAGCAGGTTAGATCTATGGTCTGCATCTGCATAAGAAACATCCCCATCCTTTTCCTCGTAAATCTGACCAAGTGCGCTATTAGCAATCTGATCGGCTAAAGTCTGAGATTTAGCAGAAGCACTGGCTGCAATAGGGATCATCGTGTAGAAGCCTGAATCGACTTCTCCAACATAAGACTCAGCATCATTCCATGTCGTAGTTACTGGGTAAGTATCCCATGTGACTGTTGGAGTAATTTGATTCCAATTAAGATTAAGAGCTGAACCTAGAATGGCTGAGATCTGTGCGCCATCTAAGCCTTCTGCAAGTGCTGTGTTATAGATTGCCTTAGTCAGTCTGGCAAGTGAACCAATACCCAGAATCGTGCCAGTAGTCACATAGCCTGATTCTTCTGGGCTTCTGACCCCAATGTTGAAGTCTGATACTTCTCCACCGAATACAGTGACATAAGTGCCAGACGAGTTCTTTAGCTCTAAAAGGATTGGCTCAGTGACATTGATGGTAAAAGGTGAGTTGTCTGTGTTGATGATCTCTACTCGGCAGTAACCTGCGGTGCATTGTCTGTCAATGTCTAGGCGACCAGAAGCATAGGAAACAGAGGTGACAGTCGTATAGACATCATCACCTACTGTAACTCGCCACTCTGGAAGCCATGTCATACTGCTGTTAGCGTTCCTCTGTCTCGCGCTTGTCGTAGCACATTCTCAATAACTTCAGCTGCCGCGTTAGGATCTCCCACTACGCCAAAGTTGTTTGTTATGTTATAAGCATTAGCTGCCTGTGCTGCATAGCGTGAACCGCTTACTGCACCTGAAACCCCTGCTCCACCTGCTAGACCCTGCAATAGGGATGAGCGAGCGATACTTTCAAGATCAATTGTAGAAGCCATCTGACTTGAAGCCGATGCGTTCTCCAAGTCTAACAAGTCTGCAAAGGCGTTAGCGCGAGCTGATGCTGCTTCCGCGTATTCAATAATAGCCGCGATAGATCCACCTGCTGTCGAGATAGGTGCAATGTAATCCCCTGATGGAATCCCTGAACCTAAAGATGCGCTTGTTGGAACTTTGCCCTTAGACAATAAATCAATCTGAGCCAGAAGTCTTAATGCTTCTTCAAGGTTACTAATGTTGATAAGGTCTTTAGGCTTTAAAGTGTCAAGGATTGACTTGATGTCCTGAAGCTTGACATTCTGCTTGCTGAGTGCTCCAAGCACTTTGAGATCTTCGTTGAGTTTAGCCGTTGCAGCAATAATGGCTGCTTCATCCTTAGCCGCAATAGCATCTTCTAGGGCAAGAATTGACTTCTTAACATTAAGACGAGCAGTATCGTTAGCGATCTGTAAGACCTGAGCCGAGCTGGTTGCTCTGCCTAATTGTTCAGCCTGATTAGTAAGAGCTGCTGCAATCTGGATCTTGTCCATGTCAAAGACTTCGTTGCCCTTGTTGAGAGCAAGGTTAGCCTTGTCAATAGCCGCGCCAAGTCGCTTATCTTTGAGGATCTTAGCCTGTGCTGCTGCTTGCTCTTTCGTAAGCTTTGTGATCGCTGTAGCGTTCTTTCGAGCAATGGCATCTGCTCGCTGAGTATCCTGTGAGGATACAGTCATTGAGATGTTACCGAATCCCTTGCCATCACCGAACAATCCGCCAGAAGGTGCAAAGAATGAAAGATTCTTAAAGTCAAAGATTGACTTGGTGATCTTGATGAACTCGCCTGTTTCGCGAGCAAAGTTAGCAATTGACTGCGCTGCCTTGTCGATCTTGCCGATAAACTCATCTGTCGTATTAGAGTTAGTGATCGTCATTAACGCTTCAACAAGACCCTGACCAATAGTCTCTTTAGCGTTGTTACTTGCAACAGTTAATTTAGCCAGTGAACCTGCATAGGTATCGGCTGCTGCTGAAGCTTGACCTGCGAATAGAACCGACAGGCGTTCTTGGATCTGCTCAAAGGTTGATGTCGAAAGTTCTGCCCTTGTAAGTCCTACACCCAAGCGACCTAGTGCCTGAGTCTGTCCTAAGTATGCCTTTTGCAAGCTTTGTGAAACTTGGGTGACTGACTTGCCAGTTCCAGCCGCAATGTCAAGTGCAAGCCCAAGCAATTCCTGAGACTTAGTAACATCGCCTGTAGCGCGAAGTAAGCGATCCATTGCAGGGCGTAGCTCATCATCGAGCACACCTGTCTGCATTTCAAGGCGAGAGATGAAGCCATTGACTGTGCCAATGTTAGATCCGTAAGCAAGACCCAGATTCTTTAGAGTAGTGCCTAATGCCTTAGCTGCTTTGTCATCTTCTGCGAAAGCCTTAACAGAAGCCTTTGCATAAGACAGAACCTTTTGTGCGCTATAAACAGCCAGCAAGCCTTTAGCAAGACCCTTGACATTCTTGGTTAATCTGTCAGTGGAAGTCTCAGCTTCCTTAAATGCCTTTTTGCCTACGAACTGGGCGGCTATGTCAATTCTTACATCTGCTGCCATTACTTAGCCGCCTTCAGTGTGTAGTTCTCGAACTTAACTTTTGAGTCCTCAATTGCCTTGATAACAGCTGCGTTAGTTTTTCCGCCATCTTCTGCCCATGCACGAAAGATTGCGCGACCCTTCATCTTACGAGTGGCGCGACCTGATGCGCCTTCTGCTCGCTTAAAAGCATTAACAATTGTGCCTGTTCGATCTAAGGCTTCAATGAACTGCTGACCAGCATGAGGATTGTTGCTAAGAGATTGACCCTTAGAACCTGATCTAATTGTCTTGCCGAAATTAACATGTCCGGGGGCTACTACCTTAGACAATGGAGCTTGTGGTCTGCCTTGTGGATTTAAGCGACCAGCAGTCTCATAGATAGAGCCTGAAGGTGATGCATTAACAATGCGAGCAAGGGAACGAAAGCCTGAGCGATTAGGCTTGGATGGTGTTGCTTTGTATCCAATGCCACGCTTTGCTTCTCCCGATGACCACTCGATGCGTTCCCACGCACCTGTGCCTTGATTAGCCCATCCGCTTAAAGGTGATGTTGAAGGTATAAATCCTCTAGCCTTGTTTGTGATCGGCTTTAGGATTGTGCCTAATTCTTTTTGTGTTTCCTTAGCAAGATCTGGAGTGAACTTTTTGAGGGCTTTTCTAAGCTCTACCGCGCCTGTTACCTGTGTTGGCATCGCTCACCTCTTTCGCTTCATCCTTTAGCCCCTGCACTAATGCATCGAGCATGCTCTTATCAAGATCTAACAATTGCTGTGGCGCGATTCCCAACCTAATGCTTAGCCTAGCAATTAGGTAGGTGAATGGAAGATCGCGCTTTAAGCTAAAGGGTCAGAGTCCAACACTTCCACGCTTTTCAGCGTTTCAATGAACTCCATCCCATAAGGCTTAACAGTTTCACCTGATCTGCGTGTGACTTCCCATGCAAGCCAATAAACATCCGATTGTTTCTCTTCATCTCTGAAGGCTTTATGGAAACCCTTTTTAGCGTACTGCTCGAACGCATACTCCACTGCTGGAGTAATCTCGCCTTCTAGCACACTTCCATCATTACGAACGATCTTTAACTTTGCCATGTTTAGCCCCTTTGTTTAGTTTCTTACGCTGTTGTTACTGCGATTGTACCTGAAACATTCCAAGTTACGCTCTGAGTTGATAGGTCTGCAACAGCACCATTTACAGGTGTGATGTTATTGACCAAGCATGTCATTGTGTAAAGTGGATTTGCAGCTGATACAGCAGCAGAAGTCTGCTTGAATGTAACAGTGGTGTTTGTTCCCCAAGTTGCTTGGAGTGTCTGAAGTGTCTTAGCTGTTGCCTCGTCATTCAGGAAGTCGATTGAAATGCTTGAAGCTTCCAATCCCTTAACGAAACGATGACCAGAATCTCCAAGTGCGGTGACTTCTAGCTCATCAAAAGCGCGGTTAATTGTTACTGAAGTTACTAGTGTTGAGAGATCAACCGCATTAACAGTTAGAACTCCGGTATTGGCTAGATAAACTGACATCGGATTATTCCTCTTCCTTTTTAGTTACTGGCTTTGGTGCTGGTGCTGGCGCAACTTGCCCGATCTTTTCGAGAAAGGCTGCGTTTTCTTTTTCCCAATCGGACATAATTAACTCCAACTCGTTAGGATTGATACGGACATCTCACAGCTTAGCAAGTCTCCGCTTGCCGCGTTGAGAACGCTAGGTGCGCTGACTGCGCTTACATTATAAACTAAAGAAGATGCTGCAAGTAGTGCGAACACGCTAACTACTGTGTCCTCGATGCCGTTAAGGTTTCCCTCATTGTCAAAGAGTGGAACTGTCATCACAATGCGGAAGTTAGCCATTGGGCTGACTGTGATCTGTCCATTGTTGTTAGGTGTCAAGTAAGGATCATCTGGAGAGACAATCACAGAGTTAGCAAGGACTGTTGAAGGCGGAAATGCGAAAGTCTGCCACTTAGCGTTATTGACTAGGGCAGTCGCTAAAGTGGTTCGAAGTGTGGTGATGGCAACTGGTGGCATTATCCAACCATCGAGTTAGGGCTTAGCGCGTGTGCGATCAATCCTCGCACCTTAGCGAGAAGCTGTGCGCTCATTCGATAAGGGCTTGGCTGGAAATCAACAAGGTTAGAACCGCTGAGAGTAGCGGTGCGCGCTTGCCAGATCTCTACAGATACCATCAAAGCTGCTTGCTGGACTGCTGTGTCTAATGCCCAATCAACATAAGTGTCTGCTGATACTGTTCCAAAAGGTTGAACTGGATGCTCTACTGCTGGAGTGTTGTTGTTGCCTGAAATGTTGTAGGTAATGTTGTAATCGCCTACTCCAGTGAGAGTCTTTGATCCATTGTGCTTAGATCCGTTGCCTGTGATGTTCACAGTCTGACCTACATAAAAGACCTTCTCTACCTTGTCCTCAAAGTAAAGTGTACCTGTTGTTGCTGTGTTGCTGTGTGCAATGTTAAAAGTAGTGTTAGTCCAGAGCATTGGCAGTAATACTGCATCTGTTGCATCACAGACTTCTTGCAAGGTGGCATCTGGGTACAGCGTACCGACTCCGAGTGTTGATCGGAGTTCTGCGACTGTTGTTAGTGCCATTCCTTGTCCTTTCTAAAGACTCTGAGGGGTAGAGGGCTACTACCCCTCAGAGCGTACTTAGTTACCTATGTTGATTAAGTTAGGTTGAACTTACGAACACCCTTACCTGACTTAGCAAGGTAAATTGCCAAGTATCCGTAAAGGTTGATCTCGATCTCGCCTGAAGTTAGAACATTCACGCGAAGCTGTGTTGTTGGTGATTCCCATGTGTAAACAGATGCTGGAGCAACTAGGAACATTGAGTTGTCGATTACGCCAGATGTTGAGATGTTGTGATCAACGATCAAGTCTGTGCCTAATACATTTCCGCGAACAGATGAAGCTACTGCTGCACCTGAAGCGTTCTGTGTTGCGCCCTGTGCTGAATACAATGCGCGCCCAGTAGTATCTGCGAAACCTGTGATTGCTGCCCAAGCGTCTGTCGATGCGACTAGCTTGTTAGCAAAGTCTCCGCCAGTACCCTTGTATGCTGCTGCGCCTTCTACTGAGATGAATGACTGCAATCCAGCTGCTGTTGCTGCTGTAGTTGCTGCAGTTGTTCCATTAGCAACATAAGCTGCTAGAAGTGCTGCATCTGTCGCCTTCTCGTATGCCTTGCGTAGTTCAGTCATCATTAGTTCCATAAATGCTGGAGATGAGCGATCTACTAGCTCGAAACTTACACGCTGCAAGCCGCTGAACTTCTCGATTGAGATCGTGTCATAAGCTGAAGTCATGCCTGTTTCAGATGGTGCTGCACCCTCGTTAGTGTCTGCAACTGTTGGTGCAACATCTGGAGTGCTCGCATTGGTATAAAGGCGAGGCACTGTGAAAGACATTCCATCGATTCCTGCAAGTGAGCCGCGTGTTGCTGCTTCAAATGCTGGACGACCTGTGAATGTGTCAGTGATGAAAGTATTTAGATGAGATGGCAAAGTCAGACCAGTATTTGTTGAAGTCGAATCATCGGCTGCGCGAACTACGCGGCGTGCTTCGTCATCACCAAGTGCTGCCTTGATGTTTGATTCTAGGTATTGTGCTGATGTGATTGGTGCTACGCGCTCGCGCACGAATGTTGTTGCTGTTACAACAGTTGGACGAGCAGCTTCAACCGCTGCTGCTTCTACTGCTGTTGCTGCAACTGTCTCTGGAGTATTTTCCACAGCTGGCTCGCTTTCTGTTTCTGTTTCTATTTCGGTCTCCACGATTGTCGTGTTGATCGTTGTTGTCTTAGTGCTTGTGCTTGTTGCAGCTTCGATTTCCTCTGCTGCTACATCAATGACCTGAGCAGACTTAAATGCTGGCTCTGTCACTAATGAAACCTCTAACAATTTAGCAGCGGAAACGAACATAACATTTCCCTTCTGCTTTGACTTGATAACTTCTACGCCTACAGACAGACCTGATTGCAAGCCTTCTTCTGCAAGGATTAAAGCTTCTGATCCACGATTAGATCGTGACACCTTGAAAGATGCATAGATTCCATCTTCTTGCTCTGTGAATTGTGTTGCCTTGCCTAATGGCTGGCGTGTGTCATGCTGATTAAGAAGCTTGACAGTTTTTGGATCTTCTGGAAGTGCGATTGCGCCCTTCTCGAAAACTACTTTACCTGCTGAGGTGTTTCCAACCTCGCCTGTTCCCGCTGGCACGATCTTGCCTGAGATGAGGCGTTCCTCAACATTGGCAATTAGTCCCGACGAGAAGGTTATGACCTGATTTTCCATTAGGCGATTCCTTCGCTTCCGTTAGGTGTTAGATCTTCCATCTCCATGGCTTGCTCGACTGTGATCAATCCCAGAGATAACATCTTCTCAATTACTAGCAATCTTTCCATTGGTTCTACTGCTAGGAATGATGAATCAACATCAAACTTAACCGCGTTGCCGCGAGCAGTAATGTCATCCATTGACAAACGATCTTCGATTGCACATACATAAGGGGCAAGGCTAAGAGAATAGAATTGCTTGCGCTCATCTAATACATTTGCGTAAGTCATGCTCTGGTTAGCTTCTGCTGATAACAAGTAAGCAGGAACATTACACAAGCGAGAGATTTCTGTTGCGAGGAACTGTTGTGCCTCGTCGTACATCATGTCCTTAGGTGAGAATGATGTTGGCTGGTATTCCAGAGTAGAAGTTAAGTAAGCTGTACTGCGATTATTGCGAGCGTTCTTCCATGCAGCTAAAAGACCGGCAACCTCTTTAGGATCTAGGTCTGCGCCGTTATTGCGTAGAACTCCACTGGGCATTGGAGTGCTGGCTGCTAATACTGCTGCTTTACGAAGATCAATAGCTGCGCGAATTGTTTCAGAACCGCGCTCTAAGATACCTTCATCAAATGCTTGGAATGTTACAAGTGATCCAAGTCCTGACATCGGTACAGCTTGTGCTTCGATGTAGTACTGAGTAACTTCCATGCCGTAAAGGTCTGTAGTGAACGTAACCTTAACATTCGGAATCCACTTAAAGCGAGATGGGCGTCCATCTTCTGCATAAACTTCTGTAACTTGCCAATAAGCAACGCCATACATAAGAAGGGAATCAACAGTCCACGCTATAGTTACGGAGCGAGGCTGATTGATTGCAGGTTGATCAACCCAGATTGGATTGCCTAATTCTTCACCTGTTGACTTACGGTAAAGATTGAGAGGCAAGCCGCCAATGACACCGCTTAAAAGATTGCGGCACTTGGCAACTGCTGGGACAGACATAGCCTCATTGCGTTGAACGCGAGGTAGTACATAGTTATAAAGGGAGTTTAGATTCTCTCCCATAATTTGAGGGGCGTATTGCGCGAGAAGCGATGAACGCTTATCATTAGTGACTGCTTCAGCTTTGCGGAATAGACCCATAGTCATAAAGGATACCATTTGTCAAGACATTAGACAATATGATAGGGCGTGTCTAAGTATAAATCTGTGGCTTAGGCTGAGGGATCATCAACTTACTCACGACCATGGCTAAACCAATAGGGGCTGAAATGTCTCCAGATGACTTGCGTTTGATAATGCGCCAAGCCGAGTCGTTGGTTTTTGCCGCTGTGTTCTGAAATTGCTCAATGAGTTCCTTCATGCCGTTGTGAACGACTCTGAGATTGGTCATGCCCTCTAGCAGGTCTCCACAAGCTTTATAGAACTGCTGACCTGAGACATCCTCGACCACAATGCCAGCGTTAGCCAGACGGTCTGCGATTGTCTGGGTCGCGTACTTATCAAAGCACACCATTCGCGGCTTATAAATGTCTGCCCAGCTTTTGATACTAGCTGCCATCTTTAACTCATCAATCGCTACCTGTGAGCTGTAGGTCTCAAGAATACCGATGCCAATCCTTCCATCTGGGAGCAATTGCCCTGCAACAAGTGACCCATTTTTT